GCAGACTATGTTTTGATGGCTTGGCTTTGGGTTTAATCACCTGTGTGTCTCTCTGGTGAATCCTAGACCTGTCGGATCGTCGCATGGACGACTTCGTATGGAATTGAGGCAACAACAATTGATGCACATACCATTCCATCGTTCGACTTTAATTTGCATCAAGCATCGAGACTTTAACCTTCGAGTTCGAAGTTGACAGCCTTGGCAGACATATGGATCGTTCATTCCTCTTCCTCATTTAATTTGCAAGGAGTTTGTTTGCAATATGGACATTTACAAACGTGAGACAAACTGCAAAGAATCCATGATGCACAATTCATTCAAATTCCTCCAATGAGTTGATAAAAACGTTCAACGTTTTCGAATTCATTGATCAAAACATACATCAGATTCATTCAAATTCCTCCAGTGTTGTTTGGTTTAGAGCTTTAGCAATTATCTCTTCAACATTGCCCTTGTAGTCTGGGTCTATTTGCGTCGCATAGTCGATGAGTGTTGAAGCCAAGTGAAGACATGCTTTTCGATATCGAACCACTCTCATTGCTTGTGTTGCTATATCTTCTTGTAATCCATAGGACCTTAGACCAATTCTAACCCATTGGCTAAAGTTATCCATCTGTGTTGCTATCTGTGCCGTTTCAACAGTCAAAGATACTTCTTTTCGTACTTTCATTCAGATTCCTCCTTGATCTTAATTAAACACCATTCAGGTGGGCAATGCTGAAGGCATTGATTACATTTACACGTCGAGCCATATCTGTTCGGTTTGTTTCCGTCCATGATGATCCTATGAATCACTCCTATATTAACCCGTACGGACGGGTGGAATTTGAAAGTTTGACAGGGTCAAAAGCAGAACCCACTAAATAGGGGGTGCTATACCATAGGGGTGGTGGACGGGGAGAATGGTGGCGTGAAGATTGGCTCCGCTTCGCTCCGCGGAGATGGGATTGAGGAAACTAAAGCGATGTAATTTTTGCACCAGTTTAATTTATACACCTGTTTTGACTAGAATTGTTTGGCGGCGGGGACGCGTCTGGTACTTTGCTAGCAGAAAAAACCCGCTGCCACCCCAAAAAAAGAGATGATTTACCATGGCTAAAGGAGCAAACGACGTAATTTTAAGAGATCGACTACAATTTGATATTGATGCAAATGGTGACACAGCCCTTGTTTATGGACGAATTGATTTATCAGATTACGTTTCAATTGTTGAAAATAAAGGACTTGCGATCAAAGAAGTTCGATTTCAACTAAGAACATCACGAGCTGCAAATGTAGGAGTATGGCCTAACGTCATGTCAGACATGAATCCAGCAGGACTTTCTGGTACAGTTTATGACGCTAGAGCAAAGATTTTCGCTACAACAACCGCATATGAACTGGTTGAGGATGTTGGAATTGCTTCTCCTAATGTAATCTGTGTTTTCGAAAAGCAGTCAACTGTTGTTGCTGACGTAGCACCAGGTGCATTCATCGGTATCGACACATACGAACACATGTTTGGAACACCTGACCTTCATCCTGAAGGTTATGATGTAGTTACAGATCTCCTTATCGGAATTGCATTAGATGGTTGCACAAACGTAGCCCTCGCTTCTTTAACATGTGAACTCGACGTTATGCTAATCGCAGAACCTAAGAAAATCACTCAAAAAGATCTGACTCAAATGCTCACACAGGCTCAAGACCTCTGAGGAGGTTTTTAGATGCCTAGAAAGAGAACAAAAGAAGAAGCCTTGGAACGTCTATTGGATGTTCCTGATGTACCTGGTCTTTCAGGTAAGCCTGGTTTAATCAATCGTGCAGCTCGTATTGGTGCTGCTGGCCTCATCATGCTAGACCCATTAAACCGACTAGCCGATGAAGTCACCGTCGTACCATACGACATGATCGCAATACCTGCACATGAATACTTTAGACTAAACTCTGACCCAACATTCCAGATATACATACGCGGTGGAGAAACCATCATGCCTACTGGGGGTAATGTTCGAGATGTGCAAGAAGTTGTCGAAACTGTGGCTGTAGAGGAAACACCCAAGCCTAGAAAGAAAACCACTGCCTACCAACGCAAGTACAAGAAAGCCTTCGCATCTGTAAAGGGTAAGTACAAACTCAAGAACGGTAAGTGGAAGAAAGACGGTTTCAAGAACGCAGTTAAGGCGGCTCATAGGATGTGCAAGTAATGCCAATATCAATTATTAAAGAAACAATTGAACTTACAGACGTTACTACAGATGCAAACGGAAACGCCTACGTAGTGAAGAGAATCAATCTCATGAGTGGGTTCCGTCATGCTCTTAGACAGGTCGATCTGTTCGAAGATGCCATTCCACAAATACGCGGTGGACCAGACGATGAACAGCCTAATTTCGAAATCGTAATATCACCTTATCCCCAAATTCCTACTAATATGTTGTATAACGAAAACGTACCGCAGCAAGCGAACAGGTTTGTTGCGGCTGGAGATGATTCTGTTTTGTTCAAAGCAAACGGTCGCCCTATATTGAACCGACATTCAGAATTTACACAATTTCCTAGCGTTCAAATCGCTGCTCAAAACAAATCTTTCTTCTACACTGATCATATTTACATAAATCTTCATTACATGGGGATTGCAAATACCGCATACGGAAACATTGCATTGTCTTTTATGATGGTTGTTGAGAACACTAAAATCTCTCAACTAGAGGCGACTATAGGCATTCTTGCCGAATCTCATAATGCAATGTGTGCCCTGGTTATGTCAAACGGGCACATGGTAAGCCAACAAGTGCTTCGAGGGAACACATTCCCAATGTGGCGATATGGTGGTATTCGCCCTGAACACATGATCACGCCCATTGCAGCTAACGCATATTTCCTTCCAATAAATACCAGAGATGCTGAAACTATGACGACAACACCAGGTATTCGACAAGCAGTTGCAGATTCTCGACAAATGAGTGCATTCGATGAAGCATTTGGAGATCGCAGACCTGATTGGTTGCGAATGCATCTCAATGCTGGCGTTGTTGCTGGTGCAGTTCGAGATCAATGGCCTCCAATTAAACACGCAGATAACGGAAACGTGAGAATGCTCTAGGTGATAATATGCAAGAAGAAACCCCAATTGAAGAAAAGAAAACCCCAACTACAAAATTTGCTGAGTGGCTTATGGCTCGAGCTGAGAAGAAAGAAGCAAAAGAAACATCTCTCGAATCATTGATGAAGTTCAACGTCTTTCTTTCAATTGCTACATTGGTCTCGGTTGCTGGAGCGACTGTGGCAGACTATGTTTTGATGGCTTGGCTTTGGGTTTAATCACCTGTGTGTCTCTCTGGTGAATCCTAGACCTGTCGGATCGTCGCATGGACGACTTCGTAT